AAAAATGCCAAGGAACAAAATAAAATGTCAGAATTTAATGTTATTACCTGTTATATTATGAAAAGACTTGATGTATGGATAGGTGATTATAATGCCTAACATTAATGTAACTAAATTTTAAATTTGGTATAAACTTAACAAAAGACCACAAAGACAATGTTTTATACATGTTGATATGTGGCGTTAATTATTATGAGATTTCACGTAAATAAATGGAACAAACGAGAGAAGGATTATACTATGTTAATTCTCACAGAGGAAGATATTGAGAACGAAAGTAATAAACATGTTGGTGCTGGTTATGAAATATTAATTCTACCATCTAAGTATAAGGAAGTTCATTCTCAATATCTGGATATGGTTAGAATGTTGGCAACTGTTAGATGTGGTGAGGTAATCTACGTTTAATGCCACATAACGTTGAGTAGATGAAATGTGGCTAACATTAATGTAACTAATTTTTAAATTTAACGTATAATCAAATGGAAACAACTATTAAACAATTTTTATGTGATGTTTGTGGAAAAATAAAAATTGGAAATAAACATAAAATGTATGATGAAAATTGGAATTTAATATCTGGCTGTTACGAATGTGATGATTGTTTTAAAAATAGATTAAACACACAGATTAGTGATGATGACGGTTTAGAATATAAGTAATAACCGATTTGAAACGATAAATTTGAAATTAAAAATAAATGTTAAACAGAAGTAGTAACTTAAATAAACAACATAACTCGGTTATTACTTATACACTTTGTTAGACACAGTTTATTATGGCATATAGAATTTACACTGAACGAAATTTGGCGGACACGACCAGAGACCCAGATGAAATGGTATTTGAAGAATTGGGGTATAGGTTTGATTTAGATGAAGCAAAGTCAGTTGCGACTAACTATATCAAAACAAAGTTCTTCCATAAAGATACTGAACTTAGAGAACGAAAGGATGGTACATATACTGCAACTGATTTTGCGAGTTATGGTGTAACAGTTATAATAGAACCGATTACCATTTCATAAATTGTGCATAACGGTTGGCGATATGGTTATGTGTGCCTACTATATCGCTGTCAATTTACTACAAACTTTCAAAGGCACATTAATTATATCGCTTGTTAGCGGTTGTTTTTGAGTAAATTATGGATATAAGAATAGTTGATAGAAAATATTTAATCGGTGGCAAATGGCTACGATTTCAGAAAATGAACGGAGTAAAGTTAGTTGGTTGGAAAATCGCAATAGGTCGTTACGAAATACGGTTCTATTTAAAATAACCGCTAACGGCTACGTGTATGGCACGTTGCTAACACAAAATTAAATTAGAATTACAAACTTAAAATAAATTAAAATGGAAAATACGAAGAATGAAAAGCAATGTGCTATACACGATGTTAGCAACAGTTATTGCGTAAGAAGACATATGTTTTTTGCTGTAACAAATCCAATTATGTGTGAAAATTTAACCAAAGATGAAGCAGAAGCATTATGCGAAAAACTGAATTATGAGGAATTGGATAATACATATGTTCACTATGAGGTGCATAATTGTTACTAACGGTTGAGGCTAAGAGCAGTTGCCTTAAATACTGCTCAAAATTTGCACTATGCTTGATGGCAATTGCTTTTAGCCTTTGTTAGTGGCTGGTGCGGTAAATTAAACTAAAATGAAAATAGAACTTAAAGATTTAGAAGTGGGTAACAAAGTGTGGTGTGGTGGTGATAGCGGATTTTGCCACGATGACATAGAGCAAGTTGATAAAATTGATTGGAAATTCGATGAAGATACTGGTGAAAAATACAAGGTAATTATTTTGAGTGGTGGTCGAAAATTTGATAGCAGAGATGGAAATCCAATGACACCACCAACGGCATACTATCTTATGGCAACGGAACAATAGCACTTGCCACTAACGTATGGTTGTATGAAACGTAGCCTTGCACGACACTTAACATTAAACACTAACCTTAATTGGCTATGTTTTATACAACGTGTTAGGTGCTGTACGGTAAATAACCGATAAACTTAATTAAAAGAACAAAACTATGAGTAAGCAGAAAACTAAAAAAGAAGCACGGAAGAAGCAATTGAATATACACGCTGTTATATGCAGTACTTTGAACGATTTTAGAAACAACGGTGCTGCTTGGCAAAGTCAAATAATGGCTGACCGATTATTGATAAAATTAAAAGAATTACTACCTAAAGATGACTGGTGGAAATTAAAAGTAGCACACAGCCATTATTTGACTGGTGAAGGTGCTGAGGAACTATATGATGTATGTAAGGAGCTTAGTGAAAAGTATTGCATATAACGGTTGCAAATATAAGCAGTTATTAACCAAAGTTAATTAGAAGAACAAAAATTAATATTAACCAACAACATTTATTTGAAAGTAATGAAATAATTGCTTATATTTGTTGTTATAAACAGTATTTTTATGAATGAACTTGGAGAGTATTTAAAAGTAATAAATGATAATATATTTATTGTTATTGTGCTAATATCAGTTATTATTGTTGGTGTTATGATAACAATAAATATTGGTAAATGGTTAATTAAGATGTTTAAAAAATATTGTTTATAACGGTTGGGTGTATGAGAAGGTTTGCTTAGATGGACTTTCAATTTACCACAACTGCCGATAGCAAACTTTCTTATACACCTTGTTATGCTCTCGTGCCGACTTATTAAGAACAAAACTTAATTTGAAACACGAAAGAAAAACAAAAAGAATTTTAGGGTGGATTTTTTAAAATTGAATATTTATATATAAATATAAAACTATGAGTGAAGATATACGCAAAATGATTGATAAGGTAAAAAACTTTAAGCAATTTGTGAATGAACAAGTTGAAACTTTGGAAGATAGATTGAAAACTAAATTACTTTCAATTGGTGGAAATGATGTTAAATTAGGATTAGATACCGAAGAAGAACAAAGTAGAATGCTTAATGATGGTAGAATATATAGTGAAAAAGTAAATTTTGTTAGTGGAATACCAAACCAATGCCACAGAAATGTATCTGATAAATATCAGAAATCTGCTAAACATGGATTTAAAATTGTAAGTGGGTATGCGTTAAATAATGGTGGTTGGTTACAACATTCATGGGGATTTAATAAAAATGGTATTATTGAAACAACTAAAATAAAATTTGATGCTTATTATGGATATGAATTAACACCAGAAGAAAGTGATGAATTTTGTTTTTCAAATTATTAAAGTGCGTTGGGAAAATTCTTTTTGTTTTCATCACGAAACTCAAATTGAAATACTGAACTAAGGCATGGAGCATAACGTTTCGCAGGTATAACCAGTAAAGGATTAAAAACAATAAATTTTAAAATATGAAAAAGTTAATAGAAAAGATTAAGGCTAAATTCAGCAGAAACCCTTTATTGGTTATACCTGCTGTTAGCGGTAGTTGTGAACAGCCACAATCTAAAGGAGATTTAGTTCCGCTTATTTGGATGATTGAAGAATTACGAAGAAGAGAAGGTGGTTGCACAATGAATGAACTTATTGCAGAGGCAAAGCGGAACTTTGAAGGTATTGAACAGATTAAACACCGTACAATCAATTACCGCTAACGCCATAGCAGCTTTGCGTTCGTGCTGCATTTAAAAAACGAACGCTTCACTTAAAAACAAATTTTGATATGAAAACGAAACTTGACAACACCACTAAACCGCAGCATGACGCAAAACTGCCTGTTATAAGCCGTGCTTCTAAGATTAAGAAAGCAAGGGATATAGCTGGTAAAATATTCGTGTTGTATGATGAAAAGGACAAGACAGGTGATTGGGAGCTGAACAAGGCCACAGATGCTATTTACGCTTACATAAAGGAATTGGAGCAGTCATAGCATGGCTTATAACTCGTTTATATATACACTTTTACTTAGGAACAATTATCTTAATATCAGTATATTATACCATAAAAAATCAACTATGGAAAAGCAATTTGTTAATCATGAAATAGCATTAAAATTTAAAGAATTAGATTTTAATGAACCGTGTTTGGGTGCATATATGGGGAATAAATTAGTGATTTTAGGTGATAGTCCACTAGAATTATCTATAAAGGCACGTGAAATTAATAACTATATTAAAGCACCACTTTGGCAGCAAGCAATTCAATGGTTTATTGATAAACATAATATCTGGATTGGAGTAGACACTTCATTAATCCGTTTTTATAATGATAGTCATGAATTATTACCTCGTAAGTTTCAATTTGTTATTGAAGATTTAAATGATAATGATTCTAACTATTTATATCATTCAGCAGATGAAGATATGTTTTTTGATAATCCTATAGAAGCAAATACTCAAGCAATTTTAAAAATGATTAAGATAATTAGCAATAAGCAAAAAATTTTGTAACAAAATCAAATTTCTTTCGTAGAGGATAAAAACAATTTGTTGAAACAGTTATAAGTATATTATATAAATAACTTGCAGGTTTCAATATTTCTCAATACATTTACAAACACAAAAATTAAATATATGAAATTTTTACTTGGAATTAGAAACAACGTTAAAAGATTATGGTATTCAGTCATATACATGATTGTAAACTTCATAGTCATTTTTGGATTAGTATGTCCATATCTTATTAGCTATGATGACGATGCAATGGTATTCATAGGTGTATTCGTATTTATTGCGGATATTTCGCATCTAATGTTCTTTTTTGTTAAACTAATTAAATCCTTTAACTTAAATAAAAATGAAAATGAGAAAAATTCTTAAATTGATGTTGGTAATGATGACAACCACTTTAATGCTATCAAGTTGTTCGAAAGTTCCAGCAGGTTATGTTGGTGTTAAAGTTTACCTTTATGGTGGCAATAAGGGTGTTGACCAAGAAGTTCTGGGTGTTGGTCGATACTGGATTGGTATGAACAAGGAATTGTATATCTATCCCACCTTTATGATGGTTTATCCATTTACTCAGGATAAGACCGAAGGCAGTCCAAATGATGAGAGCATTAGATTTCAATCATTAGAAGGTATTAGTTGTAATGTTGATGTTGCAGTAATGTGTCATGCAAATCCAGCAAAGGTAGCAACACTATTTCAAAAGTATCGAGAATCAATGCCTGACATTATTAAGAATTTTATACGACAGGACATCAGTAATTACTTTGTTGAAAATAGTAGCAAATTAAGCATTTCTGATCTCTATAGTTCTAAAAAAATTGAACTGATTAGAGGCGTGAAAAATGAACTACGCACAAAGTTAGATACATTTGGTTTAATAATTGACGATATTGCATATAAGTCAGATATTAGATTTCCAAAGGAAGTGTCTGCAGCAATTATTGCTAAAATACAAGCAACCCAAATTGCAATTCAAAAACAGAATGAGTTGGTTCAAGCACAGGCTGATGCTAATAAAGCAGTTGCACAAGCAGAGGGACAAGCAAAATCAATTCTTGAGGTAGCCACTGCGCAAGCACAGGCAAATAGATTGCTGAATGCTAGTATTACTTCAACTCTGGTTAACTATAAAGCAATTGAAAAGTGGAATGGACAACTACCTACCTACACTGGTGGTGGAGCAATACCTTTTCTAAATCTTAAACAATAGTATTAAACTGTTGTAGCAATAAAAAAGGAACCATTTAGGTTCCTTTTTTTATTTGTAATATATGTGAATTTAAAATCCCTTTGGTTCGTCAAAGATAACATTCCAGTCGTTTAGTGATTGCCAACCGCTATTTTTTGTTAATATTTCTAATTTTGTGGATGGAATTGCATCGAAAGTAATATACTCATCACCTTTATTATTTTTTATCCTTGGTGAGAGCATAAATTCATCATCTAACTTAGTTCGTAAAACAACCATATTGGTATTACCACCTTTTGCATTGGCATAATAATTGGCGTAATTTAAATCGTTTGTAAATGAAATGGATGGATATGCTTCGCCAGTTCTATTAGGCTTCATATACCCATCCTTTTGTATGTTTAATGCCTGTCCTTTGCCTGTTCCATGATAAATATATTTATCATGCTGATTGTTTTCATTTAAAAATTCGATGATTATATTTGAAATGAATTTTCTATTATATTTCATATTACGCATTTGTGTATAAATAGTGTTTTTTATCACAAAATTCGATGATTATATTTGAAATGAATTTTCTATTATATTTCATATTACGCATTTGTGTATAAATAGTGTTTTTTATCACAAAAACGGACTATTTATTGTATCCTCCATATCTTCATCAGCAAGTTCTTTTAGTCTATCTGCAATCATATATAAACCTTCGGGTCCATATTTATCTAACAGTGCATTAAAATTGATTTCCCTATCCATATCTTCCAATATTTCACGTAACCCATCTTCATTCACGGACTGCTTTAGCATATTTTTAATATCTTCCATATCTTGGGGTTTATTTTTGGATTCTATTTCTCCTAAAACTAAATCTGTAATATCTTCATCATAAAGATAGGTGTCAGTACCATCCCAAATTGACCACGAATACTTATATCCAAGTAAATCGAAGCATTCTGCTCCATCATAAGTATTTTGACATAAATATACCGTTCAAAAAAATCTAAGAAAAATTATGTATCTTAGTTTTTTCTTCTTGTTTCAACCAACCACTACTTTTTAGTACCTCATTACTGAGTTTGTCATCCATAGTTGGGTTGTCCACAAGCGTAAATTCGGGATAACGTGTCCCTATTTGTTCGTTATATATTCTAACTCCCTCTCTTTCAATATTGATTGCTGCGTTCATATCACGGTCAATAACATTTCCACATTCTTCACAGACAAATTCTCTATCTTTTAATGTTAAATTGTTATTTTTCCATCCACATTCACAACAAGTTTTTGATGATGGAAACCACCTACTAACAAATATTAATTCTCTTCCATACCACTTTGATTTATATTCCAATTGTCGCCTCATTTCGTATAAACCAAGTTCTTGAATAGACTTAGCTAATTTATGGTTTTTCATCATCCCACTAACATTCAAATCTTCCAATACTATAATTTGATTTTCGTTAATTATATTGATTGTAATGTTATGAAGGAAATCTTGTTTTTGATTTTTAATACTTTCGTGTAACTTAGCGAGTTTTAATCTTACTTTATTACGATTGTTACTACCTTTTATTTTTTTGGATAGTTGTTTCTGTACCTTTTTTAACTTCTTTTCGTTAGTTTTAATCCATCTTGGATTATCAATGGTTTTACCGTCAGAAAACGTTAATAGTGTTTTAATACCTAAATCAATACCTACCGATTTATTTGTTGGTTTAACTGTTCTTAACAAATCACCATCAATTAATAATGTCGCAAAGTATTTGTTTGATTTTGTCTTAGTAATTGTAACAGATTTAATACCTTGTTTGTTTTTATATAGATATTGTTTATCTCTGTCAGAACATTCAAATTTTAATCCTTTAATTGTTTTAGTTAGATTCAGTCTTGAAGTTTCTTCATCAAATGTTTTAGATGCAACAGCTTCTTGTGGAAATCTAACTTTTTGTTCATCGTGCTTAGATTTAAACTTAGGGAAACCTTTATGTTGTTTAAAGAAATTCTTGTAAGCTACTTCTAAGTTGATTATGGACTGTTTCAGAACTTTAGTGTTATGTTCTCTCAACCAATCATATTCAGTCCTTAAATCACCGTGGAAATAATGACCTAAATCAGATAAGGAAGTGTTTTTCTTATCTGCTTCGTAATTAAGTTTTTTGTAAGCAAGACATTGATTATAGACAAAACGATAAGACCCAAGCAAACTATTGATATTGTTTGTCTGTTCATTGTTTAAATATAGTCTTACTTTTATCGATTTTAACATTTAATTATTGGTTACTTTTTCGTTATTTTTATCTTCTTTTTTCTTTCTTCTACGTTCAGCACTTCGTTTTCCATAAACCTTTCCACTAAAACTCGCCATTAATGAAATAATATCAGTAACCAAATCTTCTTGTTCACCAACATCATTATTTTCAATATGTATTATTTCAACACCATAACTTTTAAACATTTTTTCAATAAAGTTATATTGAAATCTTGTTAATCTATCCTTGTGCTCAATAATGATTTTACTTACCTTCTTTTCAATAACTAAGTTAGTTAACCTAATAAAACCATTTCTCGTATCAGATAAACCTGAACCCACATCTTTAATTATAAAACCAACATTTAGTTTTTTCTTGGCACAGTATTCACTCAAACGTTGTGATTGTCTATCCAAATCACCTTTTTGTTTTTGTTCGTGTGAACTTACACGAGAGTATGTTACAACTAAATCAGACGTTTCTACAATACTTCTACCAATTCCAATATATTCGTCCAACAGTTCTTGTTGATAACGTCTATGACCACCTGTTGTGGTCAACGGAACTAATTTATTAGATTTATTCCATTTTCGTAAAGTATCGGCACTTACATTAAGATATTCTGCTGCCTGTTTTGTTGTTAATAACTTACTCATTCTTACTTTCAATTTTTTTCATATGGGATAGAATCAATGTCTTAGATTCATCTAATATACTTTGAAACTCTTCAACAGTTATATCTTCATCCAATTCAAAAACATTTGGATATGTATCGCCATTTTCAAGTTCATATTCGGTTTTAGTAACACGAACCACTTTCATATTTTTATCTTCCATTATTTTTATTAGTTTGTTCTTCATATAAATAGTTTCTTTTTCGTAAAAAGTTTAATTATTTGTATATATATTATTATTTTTTCATAGTTTTTCTTAATTTCTATTGAACTGTTGGTTAACCCGTGAATCTTCTATCTGAACCTTACCTTCAACTACCTGTCCCCGCATCTTACAGGTGAACTGCTGTCCTGCTTTGTAGTCTTTAAATTCCATAGTAGTTATTTATTAGTTGTTTTCATTTTTTATATATTAAAGTCTATCAACTTGAACCTCGGTATTTTCAAACCCAAGTCCATTATCTTCATCTCGATACTCCTTAAGAAATTTATCAAAACATTTAGATTCCATTTTGCTTAATTAACATACTCAATCTCTTCAAATCATCAACTATGATGTTTAATAATTCAAGTTCATTTTTTTTAATTAGTTTTGATTTGCCCAATTTTACTAGATTGCCAATTCGTCCATTAATTGACGCATATACTTGTTTTCTATAATCAAAATATGTTTTATGCATAGTAAATTAGTTTTGTTTATGCTCATTGTAATAACAATAATTACATAATTCATCCATCATTTGTTCATGTTTATGGCACTTTTTACAAAGTAAAACGATTGTTTTACTTTGATTAGAGTCAATATTTGAATTATTTTCTGTTGGCAATGTTGGTATTAAAAATATATTACCGAAGTATAGGGGATTTATTTTCTTCTTCAAATAGTACTCATTTTTCAAATATTTTGGTTTAATAATGAAGTGCTTTATCTTCAATAAAAAATTTTTCCATCTATTTGCATACCATACTGTTTCATCATTAATTGATGACTTTGTTGATTTAAGTACATATGGCACATATACATATCCTTTATTGATGAATGAATTATCGTTAACTATCGATATGTTATATTCTTCGTCTTGTGATTTCATATTATTATTTCTATTTTCATGTTAAGAAACTATATCAATCTCAGAAAGATTATGATATGACTTTTGAAATCCATTTGTAAATTTTATGTCAATTGTTGTCCAATCTCTTGATGGTGGCCACCAATCATTTTCTCTCGTTGCTGGTGCTAAATCTTCGCTGTGGTGAGTTTCTTCGGCAGTTTCAATTTCTAGTTGAACGACAACCTTTGCATCAGTCATAACATTAACCAATTTTCCCTTTAATAAATCTCCAATTTTCATTTTATATCTAAAATTAATATTTATTCAGGTTTTTTAACTTTTCTCATTGTTTCCGTATCGTAATACCAAATACCCATACTTCCTTTTTCAGGTATTGGAGTTTTCCAACGATCAATTTTTTCAAGAAACAGACCATATCTTTTTGTATTGCATTCAATCAATGCCATTTGCGCTGCATTGGAAGTCAATTCTCTAAAATCACTTACAAAAACACTTCCCAATATATATCCATTAACTATTTCAGTGGGTTTATATTGGAGTTGTTCTTTAGTAAGATAAGAATTATTAAATGCTTCCTTATCCGTCATACGTCCTGCATGAATCAATATTGTTTGACCATCGAGGCATGCAAATCTATCATGAGTTCTGGTTTCAATTGTTTTCCATTCTCTCATAATCCATGTTGCCCACGGCTGATATAATGTAATTACTGGATAAATCATAATTTATTAATTAATACTATTCTGATTTTACTTGATTCATTTCATTCTCCAATTTCAATACTCTTTTTTCCAATTCCTTTTCTTTGCCCATCCACTGAAAAGCAATATCATAGTATGTATCTACAGTCCATTCTCGATTAGGATACTTCCATTCAGAATGTTTTTGCAACCGATTAACTAAAGAATATAGACTATTAGTTGTAATTGTTTTAGTAAAATTCTTCATTGGTTTAATTATTATTATTATGATATAGTATTGTTGTTATGATTTTATTAATTTCTTCTAATGTGTGTTTGCCTTCAGTTTGGCTAACACCACTAGAAGAATATAAATCATACCATCCATACTTGGATATTCTAATAGTCCATCCTTTTAGACCACCACTTTTAATTCTTTTATATATTTTCATAGTAATTCTAGCATTACATCCATTCCATCATTTTATATTACGCGTTTATTAGATTTCATAGTAATTACCACCATAATCCCATAAATATTTTCGTAAATTTCTTAAGTCCTTGCTTAATTTGTTTTTCTTCCGCATCATCATAAATTGCAATTCCATTATTTCTTGCAATTAATTTCATTGCAGTTAAAAACTGTGTAATTTCCTCAGTTTCCTTTGTATTATTAACATAATTTTCAGATACTTCCAAATATCTTTCAAGTCTTGGAATAATAAATTTGGCAATGGTATCTCTTAGACTCCAAGTTTCGCTATCATCGAATCCTCGGCTCAACCGTTGTTGCTTAAATTCTACTTCTCTCTCATCATTGTCATCTGTTAACGAAAAGCAAATATTGGGTATTCCCATATATTTAATATCATTTTTTTCCATAGTAATACTATTTTAAATAGGTGCAACCACATCGATTATAATATCATAATCCACATTAAATTTCTCTTTAGTAACAGTCTTTACTTCATTACCAATAATAAGAACATTGCCATTATTTAATGCGGTATAATTTTCAGGAAAGAGAATTAAATATCCTTGATCTTCACAACCTTTATATGCAACAACACCCCTAAAAAATCTACTATGTTCATCTCGTGGTGTTAGTTCTGTCTCAAATTCCTCATACGTGAGGAATTCAACATTTTCTCGTTTTATTGCTTGTCCCATATAGTTTAATTATTTTTATTATCTAATTGTTTTGTTTTAATACGTCTTCTGAATTTAGTCCATAGAAATTTGTTGTAATTATAACCAATTTCCTTTAATCTACCAAATTCTTTAGAATTTATTTTTTCTTTTCTATGTGTTTTCATTTATTTACCATATTTTAATCCAATATTAATTCCTTCAATAATTATTTGCCGAAGAATTTTATCACTAACTTCATTCAGTACAGAATTTTGAGTTGCAAGTGCTTTCATTTCTGACAATCTAATTCCAGCCAACCTATCTTTTTCAATCCAAGACAACTTATTTATGTGCAATGTGTTCACTACTCCAGAAGGATATTCAATATCAATAAATTCCCTTATACTACCATCTTGATTAATGACCAATTCTTTTGGTATTTTGCATATTCTTAATGCACAAATGCCCTTTTCATTATTAAGGCGTAAAACCATTCCATTTGGTTTTTCATCTATTTGAAATTCGAATATTCCACTAAATGTTTCCATAATTATTTTTATATATACATTAATTTATATTATACCACTACCACTCTATTGACTGCTCTTCTTGTCTTAATCGTTTCGCAGACATTTCTAATTTGTCTGCCAATGCCAATTTTGCTTCCTGATATGTTTTTAAATCTTGATCTAAAATTGCCTGTAATTTTTCACCATAGATTCTAATTGGGTTTTCACTGGCATCAATTAAAATGTGATATTTTCCATGTCCTGTTGGATGTATGCACAAATATTTATAATGTTTTACTCGTTCAGAGTCAATATCATAAATTTTGTCACCTTGGTTTAATTCGCACAACTGTTTCATATTGGTTTATGTATTTGTTAATATCTTACACACTATACGAATAAAATTCTAATTAGTTACATTAGCATGAAATTATTTTGTAATTTCTTCTTTTCACAATTATTATTTTTTAGAAATCATTACTAAATTACTTCACCAATTTCATTATTACAGATAATTTTAATACGATTAGTTAGAATGCCATTTAGAAACATCATCGCCATTTTTGAAACTATTAAGAATTAGTTTATTTTCAAGTGTATATCTGAAATCAAGTTTATGTAATTTTATATACCAGTTCACAAAATCAATTACCTTATCGTCATTCCAGATGAAGTTGTTATTTGCGCTGCCATCGTATGGTTGTTTTTGTGGTTTATTTAAACTATCTGTGACAGCAATTTTTAAATCATCCACCGATTGTGTGGTAAAAATGCTTAAAATTTCAAACTCCCAATCCTCAGTTGGCTTTGATAAATGTTTAATTAGTGTTGATTGAGTTCGTTGCCACTGCAATGATTCTTCTGGTGCTTTATAGGATGCATCATCAAAATTCCATCGAAGGTCTTTAATTAGTTCTGTTTTGTCTTGTGGTATTTTCACCATCATTTCCGCTATTACTGCACAACAATTTCTTCTTTTCACAATTATTATTTTTTAGAAATCATTACTAAATTACTAATACCATTAAATGTTTTATTGTCTACAAGGCGAGCATAACCAGAATACTTGTTTCCATCAATATCCTCAAACAATAAATAGAAATGCATAAATAATCTTGAGTTGGTTTGATGCAGCAATGCATCAGGTTCTATTGTGGCAGTTGTTAATTTCCAACTCATAATGTCTTTATAGATATATACAGGTAATTTATTTGAATCACACTTCTCAATCACGTTATCAAAAAGTATTTCAACCTCGCATTTTACTTTTTTGAAGATAAAATTACACAGAGTGTCGTCATCATAAATCTTTAAATTAATGCCATTGATTCAGTAATACAAATATGAGTTTTTTTTTCATTATCATAGCCATAGTAATACCCAATAGCATCGCCATTCACAATATCATTTTTCATTGAGTTATCATATTTCAGCATGTTGTTAATATACATAACAACAGTTGCTTTAAATAGGGTCGTTCCATCGTTAAGAACAATCCATCTTGTCGGGAATTCTTTCATAATCATATTTTTTACAAATATATAAAAATAATTTCAATTAGTTACAAAATCATAGTATGTTCTAAAATGGACATGCATTGTTAGTAATTTTTACTAAATGGCTGCGCAAGTATTGTAATGAATAAAATTTACTTCGAATATTATATCCAATACATCTGGCATTCATCACTTGCTTTAAAACTACATTTCTTTTTGTATTAATACAAATGCCATCAATTGTCCACTTATATTCAGGAGCAAAATCTAGTTCCCAAACCACAGCATAATTAATTGATACTGAATTCATTTTGCTTGTGCTTTATTGCATATATAAACGAGTTAGCGGTAATTGATTGTACGGTGTTTAATCTGTTCAATACCTTCAAAGTTCCGCTTTGCCTCTGCAATAAGTTCATTCATTGTGCAACCACCTTCTCTTCTTCGTAATTCTTCAATCATCCAAATAAGCGGAACTAAATCTCCTTTAGATTGTGGCTGTTCACAACTACCGCTAACAGCAGGTATAACCAATAAAGGGTTTCTGCTGAATTTAGCCTTAATCTTTTCTATTAACTTTTTCATATTTTAAAATTTATTGTTTTTAATCCTTTACTGGTTATACCTGCGAAACGTTAGTTGCAATCTTGCAAATATCTCTTATCACCTTTCTTACATGTGCAATATGCTGTTTCTCCGTATTTGGTTTTTACCAAGCCGTTATCACATAATTTGCAAGACTGTTCGCTTCGCCAACTAACACGTAATATAAATAATAAAAATACTAAGCAGTCTGCTATAATATCAAACAGTAGTATTAATATTAAAATTGGCAATCCACCAACTGCAATTATCCACCATTTCCAGTTAGTTAAATAAAGCTTGTAATAAGTTTTTAATGTGTTTATTGTTCTCATTTTATCCGTATTTTTAAAATTCATATTACTATCCGTTATGGTTAATTAACCACCTCACGTTTAATCCTAACCCATTTTTCATATTTAACCCATTCATACTTACTAAATGCAGGGTGATAAAATGGTCTACCATCTTCTGATACAATATTTTCAACTGGTTGAATCTCTCTTTGTTTTAACTGTTGATATTCATACGTATCTTTATATGTTTTCAACCAGATAAATTTATTACCCTTTAGTTTATTACTCATTTTTATTGGGAATAATGCAAATTTTATTCTTTCTTTTTTATCTCCTATTTTCATACGTCAAAAATAACTAACCATAACAATGTATATAAGGCATTGCCTCTGTGGTCTTTTTTAAGTTTATACTAAATTTATAATTCCGTTCATTTTATCAAAGTCAGTTAGGGCAACGCCTCATATACTAGACGTTAGGCAACATACTAATAGTCACCCGACAAGTATTCGATAATTTGAGGCTCTTTTAAAGCCAATTCATTTACAACTATTTCGGTTGTATGAGTTATCGTTTTACGTGCCATTTCTTCGGCTTGTTCCTGGTTGTATGCTGCTAATACCAAACAATTTCCAACTGGATATAACCCTTTAAATTCTACTCTGAATATTTTTAATTTTTTGTTCATAAAAGTACGATTGCCTAACACGGTGTATTTGCCATGCCAGATAGTTTTAGTCGTGATTTGAAAGTTCTGCGTTTGGCACGGCACATACACCAAACGCTGTTATAAGTAATAGAAAGTGGTGGTTGGCGTTCATTCCCAACGTACCTCCGTCCCACGGGTTGGTTACCGTGCTGGGTGCTCCTATACTTTCTGAGCTACACCACTTTCAAAACTACTTATAACAACAAATATAAAACATTTTATTCTTCTTTCAAAATAAAGTTTATATTAATTGTTAAGTTATTCGTTTTATTTTAATTTAGTTTTTAAATTACTGTTAACAAAAATATTATTCTTATTTAAAAAATTTTTTACTCTTCTTCATATCATCTACAATATTAATACAATGAAATATTGCATTTTCTAGCACGTAATAGTAATCGCCTAAAATTGGATTATCCACAAATTTATGACTATTGACATATAAGTTTGTAGTATGAATTCTATATTCATATTCTCTCTTTATCCATGAATTGATTATGATTTGAATATGAATATCATGTTTTTCTCTAAACCAATCTTGAACTTCATTGAGAGTTAGTTTAGGGTAAAGTTCACCTACTCCATCTATTTTAATTGGTTGCTGAATATCGTATCGACTAAAGTTTATTGTATCTAACTTTAATGCTAGTTCTTCTGAAACTAGATTACTTTTCATTGTCTTCTTTTTTAGATATCAATAGTAATGCCTGATATAACCCATCTTCAAGGGCTTCTTCAAAATTAATAAAGTCAACTTCAGCGTTTGCCCAAACTCCATCTTTAAATAGGAAATAGGAGTAAGATTTATTAGGAAGGTATAGTTCAAAATTGTCAGTTCGGTATCCCTCAACAAATGGCTGTGCCCATACATCAATGTTATGTTCTTCTCTAAGCCATTTCTGAAGAAGAGATTGGGTTGGTGCTGAATATAAACTTACATTCCATAATTCTGAACAATTATGATTATACAAAGCACCTCCAACAATATCTGAATCTTCACCTTGGTATCTCCAAAGTGTTTTCCAATCAAACCCTTTCTCTTTAGCCAGCTTGGCTGTTATAAATGTGATTAATGGTTCATTCATGGTATTTTATTTTTATTATTAATAATACGAGAGTATTTTCATTTTGTTGCAAAACAAATGTAATTAAACATTATTTTCGTTAGATTTAAAAGATTCTGGATATTGAGACTTAGCCAATTCAATCCAATGCAAAAAATTTTCTCTTTTATCTTCTGTTCTCATTATGATTTGCATTGTCAATGACATTTCGTACCATGCCTTTCCAATTAAAAATGCATTATAGTTATCTATTTCCTTATCATCCAAGTATACTTCCTGTCTATAGCCTTTATATTCATTATAGGCATCCTTAAGTACAACATCTGGAAATTTTTCCTTTACTTCTTTTATAAAATCTGTTTGGTATTTTAATGATGTTTCATCATCTTCATTACCAAAATAAACAACATCCATCATAATATTTTAAATTAAATTTATCATTTTCTTTCAGCATTAATCCAGTCCGACACAAATTTAAATTGTTCTGTATTTAGGCGAATTTCAGTACAACTTCTAATATCAATACCAAAATCTCCCTTTTTATATCGTTTAATTACCATAACATTTTGACTGCTTTTTTCTTGAACCTTTAATAAGTTGTCTGTTGCAGCTAGAATACTTAATGCTGTAGTATCATTTGAATGTAGTAATTCGCTAATATTCATATCTTATATCTATATTATTCAATTTCTGTTTTGTGGCTTGATTCGAGATAGTCTGCAGCATCATATAAGCCCAATTTATTGGCTGCTATGCGAAGTTCTCTGAGTTGGGCATACAAATCATAACGAACCTGATTTAATTGTGGCATTTCGCCAATTACATTCAATACTGTTTTTTTATTCATTGCAATTTTTTATTCTTATACGATATAAAATTGAAAATGTTACAAAATATTATATATCAACAATACTATTTTGCATAATATTTAACAACAGTTTTTGCGCTTAAATTATTATGAAAAAAATATAAACCTCTTGGATAGTCACCATTATCAATCAATTTCTGAAGAACTTTTAATGTTTCAGGATGTTGTGGTACTAATTTTGTTTGGCGACATGCTCGTTTTATCAAAGAACAATACCATTTTGTTACTTTTCCATTTTTAGCATTTTGACCATCCTTTTGTGCTTTAGATAGTATTATTCTATACTTTTTAATTGCACGTATTTCAATCTCAGATAATCCAGTGAAAGACATTAATTTACGAAGCACTGCAGCCTCATCCTTATTAGGATAATGTTTGGTGGAATCATGCAATATTTTTTGCATCTTCTTTATACTTCCTTTACAGTAAGTTTCCATTGCAATTTTTTATTCTTATACGATATGAAATTGAAAATGTTACAGATGTAATGATAATTATTAAAAACCAGTCTGTGTCGTATAAAAATTAATATTTTGCCCCAATAATTTTCATTAATTGCTTCAAGTAGTTGTTCTTTAGTAAGTTTGGTAACAGTAGTATTACCATCACTGTTTGAAATTACAAAATATGTCTCTTCCATATTCATAGGTTTAGTTCTATGCAATATTACGAAAATTATTTTAATTTGTTACTAATTTTAAGGAATATTTTATATTGAAACAATGTTTTTATCAATAATCTTTGATTTTCTTTCAATAATAATGTAGGGCGGTTGTTCATAAACAATATAGTCTGGTCGCATATTTTGCTTAATATATGCCATATACATGTGGTATCTTCTTAAATCATTTTCATAGTTTTGTTCTGGTTTGACAAAAATGCCGTTGGGTTTATACCTATCAATAAAATCATTGGTTATTCTTAACACAGTTGACATGACCCTCTCTCGTCTTCCTTTATTCATGACAACGTCCTTATCCTGACCAACAGCGTTGAATTGCATATCCCAAATTTTCTTAATTCTATCTGTCATTCTAAACTTAACAATATATTCGTCCTCTTCCGTATCAAAATTAAAATCAACTTCAAAATCGCTATAATTATCAATAGTATATTCATAAGGTGGAACATTACCTTCACCATATTCATCTAAATTTAAAAGACGTTCCCCAAATTCAGGATAGTTTGCAACATTATCACTAATTTCTTCAAAAAATTTTTGAACTTCTTCTTTAAGAATTTTTAATATATTATGCATATAATATTTTTTAACATAAATACTCTAAACTTCATTACAAATACAGTATTTATAGTAAAATTAATAACTATGGATATAAGTGAAATAAAAACAGGTGACTCCTTCTTAGTAAGAGGAAATTCTTGGATTAGTAAAACTATTTGTGCTGTAATGAAGCATTGGGGCAAAAAAAATAAACAACCAATATCTCCGATTTATAGCCATGCTGGAAGATTTATTTGGATTGCGGGTGAACTATATCTATTTGGTAGTGTAGAAAATGGGTATAATCCAATATTATTTAAAAATCATTATGATTGGAATGCAGATGATTTTGCTATTATGAGACGCAAAACACCCCTAAGTGATATTGAAACAAATCAAACCACTAACTATGTATTACATCTTGATACAGTAAGTATTAGTTACCAGTATTGGAATTTCATTCAATGGCTGATGCTGGTCTATCTTAACATTAACACATTTAAAAAAGATAGCGATAAATTTACGTATTGCTATGAAAGTGAAAGAATGGCAAGAAAAAATTTAAATCCAGAATGGTATGGAAATGTTGCTGAAACAGATATTTTTGAATTGCTTTATGACCCAAATTATGACATTATTTACAAATCAAAACAATAAATAAAAACCCACAGATATGTGGGTTTTTTAAATTATGGTTACATATTTATTTCAAAAATAGTCAAATCATATTTTAATTTAGAGTAATCGGTAATATTGTCATTAGAATCTTTAACAATTGATGTACTTCCATATTCATCATAAGTATATTCACACGAATAACCCCTAGAATCCTTATATGTTAACTTATTTCCATTTTCATCATAGGTATACACTTCAGTATAACCACTTGAATCCTTAACAGTTAATAAATTTCCTTTTTCATCATAGGTATATTCATATGAATAACCCCTAGAATCCTTATATGTTAACTTATTTCCATTTTCATCATAGGTATACACTTCAGTATAACCATTAGAATTCTTAGTAGTTAATAAATTTCCTTTTTCATCATAGGTATATTCTTCAGAATAACCAGTTGAATCCTTAGCAGTTAACTTATTTCCATTATCATAAGTCATTTCTGACCAATAACCATCAGAACCTTTATAGGTTAACTTTCTAACAGGCAGTTTACCTTTTAACTTATTAACTAACCAACCAATATCATTAAATAATGATACATCACCAACTGTAATTTCAGTTGATTTTTCAATATTAACTGAATGTAGTTCAGGTGTATTGCTAAACTTAGCGATTGCTTCATCACAAGCCTTAATTGCCAGAAGATAATCTGTTGTAATTTTCATAGGTTTTTATGATTTGTTAGTTAATGCTAGTTATACGAAAATGATTGTAATTTGTTACATTATTTATCCAAATATAATAGGCAGCATTGTTTATATTTTTTACCTGAACCGCAAGGACACATATCATTTCTTTGGGGATTTTTCATAGTTGGCAATTTATAATCACGGTCTACAACTGTTTCTGCAACACCATTAAGATGATTGATTTCATGCTGCCAAATTTGTGCAGCAAAACCTTTAATTGTTTCGACATGTGCATTTCCATCAATATCCTGATAACTAACATCGATTGCACGACTTCTTTGCGCAACAATTAGTTTACCATTCCAAGTAAGACAACCTTCAAGATGTAATTCTACCATTCCGATGTTGTTGAGAACGTTAGGATTAACAATTAGTCTCCAACCATTATTTTTCATATCACGCAATGCAAATAGATTATGCATAAATCTATTATTATCAAGACTACACTGATTGGCTGCAAGACCAACTGCATTATTATGCTTTGAAGCAAACTCAAGAAATGAATTATATGTTTCTTTATTGGCGATTAATTCTTCTGGTAATACCAAATTATGAATACATGGTGTTTGTTCGTTAGGTATAATTTTAAAATTCATATTTTTTGTTTTAGTTTAAAAAAAGTCACTTAATAACAGGTTTATATAGATAAAAACAATGATAATGTCACAGACAATGACCTTCTCTTGCGCAAAGTAAAATACAAAGGCAATGTCGTTTTTTCGAATTAATTATCTTCAACCTATGTTGAAGTAACTTAACCCAAATCAAGGTTGTTTTATCAAAACACCTTAAAAAACTTGAGTTTGCAAGAGAAGCGATGTTTTCTGTCACACACTATTCGCATCACGTATGATGCAAATAGTTTGCAATATCGTAAGTTTTTATATTATATTTAAAAGAACCTGTTATTAAGTGTAAAAAGAAATTGATTATGCTTATGCTTTGTCAATTTCTTACCTTATTTTATTTCAAAAATGGTTAAATCGTATTTTAATTTAGAGTAATCGGTAATATTACCATCAGAGTTCTTATAAGTTAATAAATTTCCTCTTTCATCATAGGTATACTCTTCAGTCCTACCACCTGAATTCTTAGCAGTTAACTTATTTCCTCTTTCATCATAGGTATACTCAACAGAATAACCATTTGAATTCTTATAAGTTAACTCATTCCCTCTTTCATCATAGGTATATTCTTCTGAATAACCTGTTGAATTCTTATAAGTTAACTCATTCCCTTTTTCATCATAGGTATACTCTTTAGTATAACCATTAGAATCCTTAACAGTTTGTATATTTCCTCTTTCATCATAGGTATACTCTTCAGTTTTACCTTTTGAATTCTTAAAAGTTAATACCTTTCCTTTTTCATCATAGGTTCTCTCTTCAGCATTACCATCTGAATTCTTATATGTTAACTTATTTCCTCTTTCATCATAGGTATACTCTTCTGAATAACCTTTTGAATCCTTATAAGTTAATGCATTTCCTTTTTCATCATAGGTATGCTCATACCAATAACCATCTGAATTCTTATATGTTAACTTATTTCCTCTTTCATCATAGGTATACTCTTCTGAATAACCTTTTGAATCCTTATAAGTTAATGCATTTCCTTTTTCATCATAGGTATGCTCATACCAATAACCATCAGAATTCTTATAAGTTAACCTATTTCCTTTTTCATCATAGGTTCTCTCTTCAGCATTACCATCAGAATTCTTATAAGTTAACTTATTTCCTTTTTCATCATAGGTATACTCTTCAGTATTACCATTTGAATTCTTATAAGTTAATGCATTTCCTCTTTCATCATAGGTATACTCTTCTGAATAACCTTTTGAATCCTTATAAGTTAACTTATTCCCTCTTTCATCATAGGTATACTCATATGTATAACCACTTGAATTCTTAAAAGTTAACATATTTCCTCTTTCATCATAGGTATACTCATACGAATAACCATCAGAATTCTTGAAAGTTAATACCTTTCCTCTTTCATCATAGGTATACTCAACAGTATTACCATTTGAATCCTTAAATGTTAACATATTTCCATTTTCATCATAGGTATACTCATATGTATAACCACTTGAATTCTTAAAAGTTAACATATTTCCTCTTTCATCATAGGTTCTCTCTTCAGTATAACCTTTAGAATCTTTATAAGTTAACTTATTAACAGGTAATTTACCTTTTAATTTATTAACTAACCAATTAATATGATTAAATAGTGATTCATCACCAGTAATAATTTCAATTGGTTTTTCAATATCAACAGAATGAAGTTCAGGTGTATTATTAAACTTAGCGATAGCTACATCACAAGCCTTAATTGCCAGAAGATAATCAGTTGTTATTTTCATTGTTTTTATGATTTTTTAGTTAATACTAGTTATACGAAAATGATTGTAATTTGTTATGGCATTTCTACAATTTATTCTTGTGCTTGAAGTTGGTTTAAGAAAATATTTATTACTTCTTGAAATCTTGAATCGATTTCAATTCTCATGCTTGCAATTTCCTTAATCTTTGCTTGACGAATTTTTTCAAATTCTGCTTTTGCCGTATTAATTGATTCATTTATTTTCTTAATTTCAGTTTCATAAGCAATCTGCATATTATTATTTTCTTTTTCTGCAATAATCTGTGCATCAGCATTCTGTTTTGCAATTTCGGCATTACGTTCAGTGACAAGATTTTTTACCTTTGCTTTAAAGTAGTTTACTTTCTGTTCATGAACACGATGAATGGCAGCAAGTTCTTCATGAATTCCCAATAATTCCTCAGACGTGTGATGCACAGTTATAATAACAGGTGATTTAGTACCATCGCCCTTAACTACTTGCCATTCAATGGCAGGGATACTATTAATTTCATTACGAAGTCCAGCAAGAATTGATTTTTCATGAATAAATTGACCAATATGTGAAGCATATGCTTCTGCTTCCAAATATTCATTGAATTCATTAGCACTTAATTGCTCCCAACCATAATCCTCAGTTACTTCAGGCAAACGTTTAGGCACAATAAATGCTGGTGTTTTGGGCATAGTAGATTTCAATTCATCAGGAATTTGATATGCCTCATTTTTGGTTATATTCAACATCCTTTCCTTCGCCTTCATATTTTCCATTAAAAATGCTTGACAAGCATGTAGTTTTGCTTTTTCATTAAGCAAATCAACAATGTTTGTAGGAATTTTGATACCTCTAACTGTTTCATACGAAATTCCATCAACAGTTATGAATTTACTGTAATTATTAACAGCAATTAATTGTTTAGCGATTTCGCTTGCTCTTTGATTACAAAGATTTGAAATTGATTGTGCCTGTGAAAGGCTTAGACCCTTATTTGGTGTCAATGAATTCTTTTTCATATATTTCAGTTTTAGTTTTTCTTAATTGTGACTGCAAAGATAGTATAATTTCTTAAATCTATGGCATATTTTTATTTTGCTACAAAATAATAGTTAAATTTTCCCTCCACACCAAATTTTTCAAATACCTGTTGCTGAACAATCAGTTCATCAATTTTATTTAAATTGGGTATAATGAATGGTTTGTCAGTACCAAAACTATCACTCTCTACTAAAATTTTACCAAGAATAATAAACTTGCCATCTCTACCATAAAATATTCCAAAAATATCATTTTGTTGCCCATACATTTCAATCAATTCTTTCATATATGGAACAACAATTCCATAGATAATATATTGTCTTTTATCTATATTCCAGTCACTATCACTATTTTCATCCCAATTACTTCCAAAAAATGACATATGTTAATATATAATTTGGTATACTAAATACATTATTATTAAATGCAAACTGTTATCTGTAATGGTATAGACTAATGAAGCAAATCCACCTTCAAGCATATCATAACGATTAAGAACAACATTTTGTTTGTCTTTAAGTAGATAGTCCTTCATTCCACTACCTTTAATATAGTGCATATATTTTTCTGCAAGACCAAATTTATCGATTGGAAAGTGTGATAGAAATACAACAATAATCCAAATCATATCAAAATTTTGCATAAACATGCATATTGAAAATGTATAAATTATACAATGAACAAAAGCAGCAAGCCAACCAATCCAACTATTCTTAGATTTATTAAGTGCCATCCATTGATTTTGGAGCAAGTAGTCACCGAGTAGGTGACCAAGTAATAGTTTTTCAAACATTGCAATAGTTAATTAGTTGTAGATTTATACCGTTAAAATAAATCTGCACAAACTTGCACATCCTTTATTTCCTTGTAACGAGCACCGTATTGTCCCGTGAGAAATCGATTCAAAATATTCTTACCTGCATTTATATCTGCATTGTCTTTGTGACCACAACTGAGACACAAGAACACTTCTCCTAATCGATTTCCCCTATCAGAATGACCACATGCTGGACAGGTAGTACTGGTATAATAAGGTGCTACGCTGCGAAAACTAACACGGTTAATTTCGCATTGTGCTTCTAACCTTTTCAACCAATACTTCCAATTCCAAGTTCCGATAGAACGCCTGATACTTTTAGCCAACAGGCGTTTGGCTTTACTCTTAAATCCCATCTTCTTTAGTTGCTCCACAACAATCAAATCTGGGTTTTCTTTTACTAATATTTCTTTTGCTGTTTCATCAATCCTTTGTTTCAATGCTCTCTTAGCAACATAATAACCTTTAGACTTCTGCTTACATCTTTTAATTCTCTCAATACAACCTTTGATGTCCTTACCGTATTGATTGCCGTTGTTTAATGATGCAAGAGCATTGATGCCTGTGTCAATACCAATACACTTCAGACCTTCTTTCTTAGGTTGTGTTATAATCTCAAAACTGAACTGAACATAGTTCTTAGTAATGATATACGAATTCAACCTCTTACCGAGATTATTGTATTTGTTGAAATGCTTATGGTATTTAATAGGTAAGTCCATTATCATCTTATTACCAACTGAGGCTATGTGTAACCAAGCATCAAATAACCTGCTGTCTTCGGTTTTATAACCATTGTTTTTAGTTGATACTAAGTCAGCAATGGTACAACTAACATACATTCTATTACCTTTGTGAACTGGCTTAACTGCTTTCTCTTTCCACCTTTGCTTCGAAGCATTAATCATATCGATGGCTTCTCTTGCTGCAACCTTGCGTAATCGTGCCGATAACCAACTTTCTTGCGGTAAATCTACAATAGGTTTAAGGAGTTCTCCTTTTGTTGCTTTCTCAGGATTCAACCAGAAATAGTCAATGAAGATATTAACCACCTTTGAGTATTCACTCAAGATAGTTAATAAATCATTTCGCTTCTTTGTTGTTGCGAATTTCAAACTACATTTGGTTGAACGGATTAGTTTCATTATTGTTAGTGATTTCTTATTAAAATCCCGAAAATTTAGAAATTTTTGAGGTGTCGATAAGAATTTTCTCAAACGATTCCTGTGACCAAAATTTTGGATGCATATAACCATGTACTGTACTATTCCTATTATCACCCTCATCAAATCTTGACGAACTTTTAAAGTATTTTTTGATTTCATTTAAACACTTTAAATATTCTTCATTATCTTGATTTTCACTAATTGCTAAATTAATTAATTTTATTCCTACTCTTTTTCTTTCACCATCTAATTGACAGCCATATTCCGATGTTGTACTTCTAATTATTTCTTCTAATAGTGAATATATAAATGGAGTTAGAATGGAATATGAATTAGGAAATTGTTTATAAATCTTTTTTGTTAATTCAATATCAGGACACCAATTCCAAAAATGGGAGTGTTCATAAATAGTATTAAATGCTTCTTCCAATTCTTTTTTCATAAAAACTTTTTATTATTTAATCTAATAATTTATTTCATGTGTTGAACACATTCATCAAACCACCCATTTCTTTTTGCTGCTGCATAGGCACTATGAGCATTTTTTAACCAATCAGCAGTTGTTTCGTATTTTAATGAGCAATCAAAGCATAACTCTTTTGTCCATATAAATTTTCTTTTCATATGTGTTGTGGCATCTTTAAACCAACCATTTCTATACGCAGCATTAAACGATGCTCCATCATTTTTTTGCCATTGAGAAGATGTATTGTATTTTAATGCACATTCAAAAACCTTTTCTTTTGTCCAATAGCCATCAGGATTTGATTTTAATGGTTTTGTCATGTGTGAAGTACATTCATCCAACCAATTATTTTGACGAGCAATATCATACGCCCAATTTTCATTCTTTTTCCAATCATTTCTTTTATCATATCTTAATGCGCTTTCAAAAACTCTTTCTTTTGTCCAATATCCATTTGGTTTGTGTTGCGGTTTTTCATCCATATGTGAAGTACATTCATCCAACCAATTATTTTTTCTGGCAATATTATATGCTCCGCCATCATATTTCGCCCATTCACTTCTTTTATTAAATTTTAACGCACTTTCAAAAACCTTTTCTTTTGTCCAAGAATTCATTATTGTTTCCATATGAGCATAACATTCATCTAACCACCCATTAATATATGATGCGCCATATGCACCACGTTCATTATCCTGAAATTCTTTTCTTGTTTGATAATTTTGAGCGGTTTCAATACATTTTTCTTTCGTCCATTTTCCTTTAGTAATTATCATATGTTTGGTACATTCTTCAATCCATCCATTTTTCTTTGCAACATTATACGCTCCCATATTACTTACAATCCAACGCCCAATTTTATTATATTGTAGTGCATTTTCAATACACTTTTCTTTTGTCCAATAACCATTTGGCATTTGTTTCATAAATTCGGCTCTTACATCCCTTATTGTTGTGTATGTATATATATGGAGTAGAGCATCCTTTTTATGATAAAGGTCTTTAAAAAACTCAAACACATGTAGACCTTCAAAATCAATTGGTTTTAATGTCTTCGGTCTTGGTTTACTTCCACCATTATTATTTGGCTCGTGATGCTCCCTTTTGGTTTTTATAACGGGAATAATCATATCTGAAAAATTCTTACCATTGAATTTAGTGAAGAAGGTTTCATCTGCAAGTGAAAGTACTGCGGTCATTATGTATTTGTAGTAATCGCTATGGATGTTCGGGGCAACCTTAAAGAACAATTTTTTGTGACCTTCAGGATGCTTGCGGATGACACGACATAATAATTGGTATATCCTGTCAACATTTTGTGATGTAGTCATATCCACGACATTCACAAGTTCAGGGTAGTTAAAGCCAAGTATACCACGACCTACAACAATAAGAATAAGACAGTCTGATTCGTTTTTAAATCTCTCAATCTCTTTACTATCGTAGTCAATATCAGATATACTGAGAGCCGATGTCACACCAATTTTATCGAAATACGATTTAACCTGCATCGCTTGATGTTGACTACGGCAAGCAATCATAGTCTTCTGTAATTTCTTCAAGGTCGGTAGCCATTCAGGAAGTAAATTCTGATATGGGTTATCTTTTATGCTCTTGAGTCTATCAACAATCTTACTTATAAGGTCATCAAGAGTTTTTTTAGTTTCAGATTCTTTTATATAAACACCTGTTTTAAGTTCGTCATCCCTATTAAAATCCGTCATCGGGTCAATGGTATATGAAGATGTTGCTATTTCAACAAACAAGTCAGAAATCATACCTTCATCGAAAATTGTGTTGAGTGTAATGGGAATGATTTTAAAACCTTTTCTAATGAACGGTGATGGCGTACCAGTTAATAACAGTTGTTTCTTCGGTTTGGCTTGTTTGATGATTTCCTTCATCATCTTCTCAGCGAAGTAAAATTGATGTGCTTCATCGACTATGAGAAGGTCAATTTTATCGAGAACATTTCCTGCGAGAGTCTGAGGAAGACAGATATTAACATCTGCGGTGACATCATACTGAGTGAATTTCTCAACAAGGTTGTAAGTGAAATTTGGTTTAGTTTCTTTAAGAACATCATGAAATTGTGTACGGAGAATTGTTGTACCGTGAGCCAGCACCATTATCTTACTATTGGGATTCTGATGAAGCCACTCTTCCATCATGTAAATTGTCATCAGAGTTTTCCCTGCTGACGGACAAGCAGCGAGGACTGTTATCTCACGCTGTTCAAGACTTTCTTGTACTTTAGTAATTGCGGTATCTTGGTATGTTAATACTCTCAGATTTCTACTTTCAAACCACTGGTTGTTCATCTTTTTCTTTTAATTGTTGTAATTTCAATTTTTCTTCTTTCAGTTCCTTTTTACGCTTCACACTACGCTTCCCGTAAAGTTTTCCAGAGAAGGAAGCCATTAACATCATAATATCGTTCACAAATTCTTCCTCATTGGATATATTGTTGTTATCCACACATTCCAGTTCAACATCATAACTGTTAAAGAAAGTCTTTATCAGGTTATATTGAAATCTGGTAAGACGGTCTTTGTTTTCGATTACAATTTTACTAATTTTTTTCTTAATAACCAAATCCACGAGTTTAACAAATCCAGTTCGGGTGTCCGAAAGTCCAGACCCGACATCTTTAATGATGTGTTCCACGCTATATTTTTTCTTCGCACAATATTCAGAAATCCTCTGTGATTGTCTGTCCAAATCTCCTTTAGTTTTCTGTTCATGTGAACTGACACGACTGTATGTGGCGACGCCTGTTATTACTACTTCAACATTGTGTTCACCCATATAGTTGTTAATGTCTTCTTCACGGTATTTACGGTGTCCACCAACGGTTTTAACAGATATGAGTTTACCTTCGTTATCCCATATCCTTAATGTTTTCTTGGTGACACCAAGAGTCAGAGATACTTGTTGTATGGATAATAACTTATTCATTTGACTGTTCAAGTATCTTTAGCATCAGTTCTTTTGACGAATCCAGAATCTTCTGAAATTCTTCAACGCAGATATCTTCATCAACATCCAATTCGAAAGGTATTGGATATACATCGCCATTATCAAGTTCGAACTCGTGTTTATCAACACGGACAACTTTCAACGATTGGTTCTTCAAATTTTCCATAATTTTGTCAATCTTTTTCATATAAATAGTATATTTTTTGTAAAAGTACGAAAAATTTTGTTAATTATTATTAATTTTTGTATAATTTTGTGAAATATTATCGTAGCAGTTGATTAACCCATTAACAATTTTACCGAAAAATTCACCAATCATTTCTGGATGTAGAAATGGTGCTACAATTCCTACAATTATTGCAATGATCATTAGAATATTAACAATAATAATAATCTTAACACCAAGCCTAATTCCAATATGTCTCATCATATTTTTTATTTATTATACGAATATAATTGAATTATGTTACAAAAAAATTGTAATGTGTTAACTATTATAGTCAATTTCATTACATTGTTTTTTATAAAATATTGTTGCTTCATCTAAATTGGCAGCGTAAATTACCTCATTATAATCTTCACCACTAGCTAATATTACAATTCCTCTTTTTAATCCTTTGAGTGTTTGCTTAAGTGTTATAAAATTATTTGTTGTGTGATATTTACCCAGAAAAACAGTTATTGTATTCACTGGCTTACCAATTTCAATTATTGGCATTTTTTTATTTCTAGGCAATAACATTTTGTAGGGAGGATTTACAATATCATTATCAATATCATAAATAAATTGTTGTTCAAGAACAAATCTAACTTTATTTAGTGGAACATGATTTTCGTTTAGAATTTTTCTACAGTTTTTAATAAGAACCTTTTGGTTATTAGTCAACTTATTATCATTATAAATAACTGTTTCAAAACCAAAAGGTTCTTTAGTAAAAATAAAAAACGGAAATCTTTTAACCAACGAAATCATATATTAAAGTTTAATTTCAAATTTATTTCTCATTTTATCGAGCGTTTCATCTGGAACAGAATGTATGTTTTTTGTTGACATTCTATTCTCGACAATAATACTAAACACGTTATATCCGTATTCTTTTGCCATATCAAAATATGGCTGCATTGACTTTGCAGTTACATTGGTATTGGCAATAACTATGCGCTCTGCACCAATTTGCATATACCTATTACATTTACGCTGACACCAATTATGTGCATCGCCAATATGCTTATAATTCCAAACATATGTGCCATTTCGCATAAACCAGTCGTCTGCACAGCAAATTGCTTTCCCTAGCAATTCAGCAAATGTTGATTTACCACTTCCTGATTTAAGGAAGACCTCTCAAAATGATAACACACTTCGAAAGGTCTTCTTTTCTATTTACAATTCTTTTCATAAAAAAATTATTATTCATATTATGATACGAAAAACATTAAATATTGTTACAAAATATTTATTCTCGTAGTTTCAGTTAATTAAATTTTTGGTATATTTTTAAACATATATTAACACCCAATCAATAAATTCTCCAACAGTATTAAAAGAAAGTTCATCATAACCTTCATCATCAATATTGATATAAAAATTTTTTTCTATTTCGATTACTAATCCAACAAAATCAAATGTGTCATAGCATAATCTATAAAATAATGAATCTTCATTTATTTCCACATTATCATTTGACACATTTCGACAAATAAATAATATGCGTTCTCTAACGCTATTTTCATGATTTTCGGTTCCCATTTTATTTAATGCTATTTTAATATTCAATAATTTAATCTATCTTTTCAAAATAAATGGTTTCTGGAAAATCACCCAATACGTGCTTAGTTACATTACAAAGCCAAACATCTAACTTTAGCTGATAATTCTTATACATATCAATTTTATAGTCAGCACCATTAAACCAACATTTCTTAATCAAATCCAAATGACTTGCACCTTCAAATTCCATTGTATCTGCAAGTATTGTAACTTCACGTCTACCTTCAGCCATATAGTCGAGCAATATATCTGCACCGCTAACCATTTGAAGTGCAGATTTTTTTCCCATCCAGTCTGGCAAATCAATATACCATTTATTGCTAGATTCTTTTACAAATTTCAGTATCATCATAAATTTATATTTACTAATCAATACGAGATGTAATGGATTTTGTTACAACAATAAGCATATATTAACAATCCATTCCATGTTTTTCTTTTACAATTTCATTGAAAATATCAATTGTTTCCTGTGGTGCTGGTAATATCATAATTCTGTCAGCAATGTCAACCAATCCAAAATCAGAGTTGGTCTTTATTTCTTTTTCGTATTCGATAAACTCTTCTCTGGTAGGTGCTTCCCATAGTCCAATGAAGTGCACAACCGCCATATTATCTTCTTCGTCCAACTCTAAGGTGTCTACTGCAATAATTCCAAAAGTAAATTTTTCCATTATTTATCAATTTTTGTTGTTAATATGTGTGCTGTTAAACTAGGTCGAGTTAATGCTACATATAAAATTTGATTTCTTTCCTTAGCAAGCCAATTTTCGTAAATATCATTTTCCAGTACAAATACATGTGAATATGTACTACCTTGAGATTTATGTGCAGTGATTGCATACCCATAATCCAAATCTTTTACAATAACATCTGCTGAACTTCTATATAAACCATTTTTATATTTATCAATAGTCTTCATCAGTAAATTATTGCGCCTGAATTCATAATATTTATTCCATGCCTTTTTATTGGCTTTACCCATATCACGAAAAAAATCATGCATTTGTGCATATAGATGTAGATTTTCATAATCATTGGTGTCAATAACAAATACATCCTGAAATTTAAATTGACCTTTTGCTAAATCCTCTCTTAACTTAACGTTATATCCTAAAATACCATACTGATTTTCTTCTTTAGCTGTCTTATCTACAACACGATAATCTGCACTATTTTCTATTATATTATATCTTTGATTTTCTGCACTAACGCTTCTATATCCCATAAGTATATCACCAACTTCGATAATATCAACATTGCCAGAAAATAACTCATCTCTAATCACCCTATTTGACTTCATAATTGTATCATTTTTCCATCCAATTACCTTAGCAAAATCAGTGTCTTTCTTAAATTCCTCAGAACTATACTTATCTAATATTGCTTTTCGAAACATCCGCTTATTGATAGTGAAATTAGCACCTTCACCCAAATCGTTCATTACTGTACGTCTGATAATACCACCATCTAATTTAGATAAGTTATTTCTTAGTGCATCGTAAATAAATGCAAGTGGATTGGTATCATTTTGTCTTTCAACTTTAGTTAGTTGATGAAATTCACCAATTTCAGTATGTTGATTAAACACTGCACTTATTTTTTCACCTACAGGTGGAATTTGTGCTGGGTCACCCATAAATAGTACTTTAGTTTTACTCTCACGTGTTTTGTCAACAATTAGGTTATATAATTCCTGATTCACCATACTGGCTTCATCAATAATAACAAAGTTATAATCGGTAATTCTAGGAATTGCAATAGGATTAAATTTGGGGTCATTCGGATTAAAATTATCCAAATCAACATCAGGTCTTAGTCCAAGTAATGAATGTAATGTTTGACCATTTTTATTTGTTGTATTCATTACAACTTTCTTAGCCTTATGTGTTGGTGCAGATACAACTACACCAAAACGATAGGAATCTAATATTTTTTTTATTATCGTGGTATTATGCGTAACAGTGAAATTATCAGTGAGATATAAATTATCCTCCGCTTCTACCTCAATACATTGCTGTTCAACATCACTAATATATTTGATTTCAGTTATATATCTCGGTGTTTTATATTTTGTCTTATTATGAACTAGATTTTGTTTTCTACTTAGTGAAAATATATTAAAATCATTTGTCTGATTAATACTAATAATATAGCAACCTTGATAATTATTTGATTTATGGTTAATTTTTGCTACACATCCTAATGATTGTACCAATTCACACATATCGTTAGCAAGTTTAAATGAAGTTGTAGCATATGAAATATAACATCCACGTTTATCAACAGTTCCATCAGTATCCATCAATCCCTGTAATAAACTAACCCTATCATCAATCGAAGAATATTTGTATATATCAGGAATAAATTTTTTTTCTGATTTAACTGTAAGATTTAACTTACGTAAATTCTCAAGTAGTTCATTTTTTTTACCTTTAACGCCTGAAATTGAATATCCAATAGTATTTGATATTTGTTTCAAAGTTAAATCACAATATGTTGAACCAACGATATTATATATTCTATTAACAATTTCATTATCTGCTGTAGTAAATTTTACACTACCTTGAGTTAATCCACCATCACCAATCAATACACCTAATAAATATGGGTCAATTGGTAAACATTTCTTTTTAAAATTAACTGGAGAATTTACCTGTATTTTATAGTTTAACTGAATACTTTCATTGTTTCGAATATGATATATATTATCAATCATATCTTTAGTCGATAAAATTGAATAGTATTCTTTTTGTTTATTAAACTTATGTATAAAACTTCTTTGACAATTTCTATCGTTAAATGTTTTTATTTTCCATAAATGGTCTTCACAACAATCCACATGAAAACCATCAGAAAATGTTACTCTATACATTGGTTTAATTCCTTGTGGAAACACATTTATTACTTTTGTTGGTTCACCATTACTACCAATTACAAAATCACCAATCTTTACATCACCCATAGTAATATAACCATCTGGAGTATATAATTTAGAATAAAGTGGTTGTGCTTTTCCAGTACCTGCATATCCAGCTAACGTAAAAAATGTATGATTTCCTTTTGCACTAAGCCAATCATTAATCTTTTTCAAGCCCTCAAACTGTTCATCATTAAACGTAATTAACTTACCATTTGGAAGCAATAACTGGTTATCAATTGTTTCAATTTTAGGTAATTTATGTTCGTATAATGATTTAATTATATCATCATCAAATTCAATCATTCTCCAAAATGTTTATTATAGAACTGTAATGCAGATTTAATTGTTTCGTCATGATTAAATGCCCATTTCTGTTCGACAGATGTATTGTAAAATTCTAATAGTGGTAACCATTTTACCCAAGCAGTTTCAACACAAGTATATTTTTCAATTTCTGTTGGAAATTTATCCGCATTTCCACGAAAATCGTAAACACTGACATATAGTTGTGAAACATTTTGACGTTTATCTTCGTTAGGATTATCTTTAATACGAAATGGCTGTTTATCATTATCAAATATAAGAAATTTCCTATAATCTGGAAGATATAGTGATGTTTCTTCATATACTTCACGTATCATTGCATCATGACAACTTTCCTCCCAATCAAGATAGCCACAAGGCACACCTAACTTACCTGCTTCATCATACATTTTACTAGACCTTTTTGTAATCAACACACTAATTGAATTAATATCAGTCATAGCAAATATTACGCCTACAACAGCAACGGCACGACTAATCCAATAGTCATGGCTGGTTACTCTATGATATTCATCAGAAAAGTAATATTTAACGTGTGAATTAGGCCGATTGTTAAATTTTTTTATCTCTACCATTTCTTATATTTTTCTCCTTTAAACTCCAAATCCTCATTGCACCCAATCTAGCAATTTTCATTTGCTCACGTTCAGTTAAAATTCTGGCATCTTTAATTCTTTTTGCTCTTTTCTTTAAACTAGCCGTGATAATTTCAACATTTTTGTAATTTGAATGCTTTTCACATATAATAATTCCTGCACTATCTGGTATTATATCCCTACAACTTTCATATAAATAATTTGGTAATGCGTAGTAGAATTCAGCAATTCTATGTTTTACATCATAATGATTATGCTCTTTCTTAAAATCTTTTAATAAATCAGATCGGCTAATTTTAATTTCAACTTCAACTGCAAATCCTGAATTACGTATTACAAATAAGTCGCATTCATGTATATCAAATCCCCACGAAATATTTGGTACAATAATATTTTTTCTAAAATTGAAATACTTAGCGATTGCAACCTCCATTTCAATCGTTGTAATTAATGTCGGTTTAGCCTTCATTAAATTTTATCTTAGATTTTACTTGCATTTCTTTTAATGTTATTTTTAAATTAGGTTTAATCGCATTAGCTTTTTCCTCAAAATTACTACTTTCTTGTTTGTAATAGCGTAGTATTTCGTCTTTCGCATATTCAGGGTGATTTTCAAGTGATAGTTCAACCTCATAACCGCTTTTACTCAAAAGCCTTTCAAGTTCAAGCATTATTGTAGATTTTCCGCTACCAGTATTTCCTGCAACAATTATTGTTAATTCTCTATTCATAAATTTTCTAATTTAACGTTAGTTATGCCAAATTTTTATCACGAATTAGTTCACGAAGGAATACATTCTTAAGTCCGCCTACAAAACGTATCCATTCCTTATAGAAATCGGGATGTAATTCAGATGCTAATGCATTACACTCAGGTTTAGATTCTAACAACCAATCATTAAAATCTGGATATTTTTTTGTGTTAAAAACTCTTTCATCGCAAATAAAGCAAATTGCGGTTAACGCATTATTTAAATCTGGTTCATTAAAGAATGAAAATGTTATACCATTTTGATGCAATTCTTCTCCAATTTGATTAAGACTACCAATATATTGATTATCATATTTTTGCAAATCATTTGTGGTTCCACCATTAAGAATAATCCAAGTTTTCCAATTTGATATAAAATCAATAAATTCTTCTGATTGCCCATATTCGTGAGCATATTCTAATGCAGCATGACCACATTGAATTCCTGCTTGAATACCTTTTAATTGATAGATTGTAAAAAAATACATTCTTAGTTCAAGTGGTTGATAATTTTCCATGTTTAAATGTTTTAAATGATACTACAAATATATAAAAAAGAATCTATTTTATTCTAAAAATTTTTTTAATTTTTGATCATATGAATATATAAGTCTATCATTAATGTTTTTTTGTATTAATTGCATGCCATGTTCATTACATATGGTTATGAATTGCTCGGATGAAATACGATTTAAGCCACTTGCAAATCGAATAAGTTCTTTAAATACTAATATATTTCTATTTAACAAATCTCTCGCACGATTTTTCTCTTCAAATAATATGTTTTCAATAACATTATTTGTTTCGTCAACACTATAATTTAATTCAGATGTTGATGGTGTATGTTGTTTTATAATTCTTGATACATAGCCATCCATTCCATATGCTCTAACATAGTTACCTGCAACGCTAGTTGCAATGGAAATATCTGAAGCAGCACCATTTGATTTAAATTCTTCACCAAATACAATTTCCTCTGCAACCAATCCTGCTAAATATATTGCAATTTGATTTCGAATAAATGTTTTGTTGTCAATAGATGCATGGTTAATTACAAATCCATCAGAAAATCCAGAACTATTAAGTATTATTTGCCTTGGTGGTGTATTAAATAAAAGTGCGTATAGTAATGCATGTCCTAGTTCATGAACAACAACCAATGTTTTTTCATCAACCGATTTATTTTCACGAATACTATCGATTTCTAATATAATTTCCTTACTATATTCATGTTTACCAATTTTTGCAAATAATTTTTTATCATTAAAGTCAATGTATAAGTCATTGACATTGTTAATTAATGCATAATACATAAAGTATGGTAAATTACTACCAAGTATATTTGAAACTGTTGATATTACAGGTCTTACTCCTTGAGTTGGAAATACGCCATTTCTATATATTATATCATATATAAGATTAGATAGCGTAATTTTAATGTCGTGCTCTTTTGCAATTCTATCGAGAATAAAATCACAATTCATTTTAATTATTTTATAGTAACTTTGTTTATCTAAACAAGGATAAATAATATGATTATTACCAAATCTAGCTATTTGTTCTGGTTTAAATTTTACTGAAAGTGCATTTTTTATGTGAATGATATTAATTCTTTTGCTTAATTCATGATAAATATCTGCATCACGTTCGCTATCCTCAACATCCTCAGCCATTCTAAACGCTTCATCAAGATTACCAGAAATAAAAATTAAAAGTTTTTCATACGATTTACCTTCATTAAGACTACTTGACTTTAAGCTACTTTCCATAATTTCCATACGCTGCTCAATATCCATCTCCATAATTTCATCAACAGGAATTTTTAAACCAAGTATTTTTCTAAATCTATTTGCTGTCCAATACGATGTTTTAAATTTATAATTTTTAGATTTATTTTCGACATTATTTGTAGGCGTATCTGGCACAGATTCAGAATTAGAATTGTTTGTTGTTTCTTTAGGTCCATCATTATCATCTCTTCTATCATAATAATATTTTTCATCCAACAATAATTCAATAATTTCAATTCTTCGTTGAGAATTATTCTGAAATTTTCCATCAGATAATAGCATCCAAACATCATTAAAATACTTATTATCAATTTGATGCCCCATTTCATCAAGTGTTCTAAAACGTTGTATTTCATCAAGTAATAGTATGGCAGGTTCATTACAGTCAACTCCACTATTTTCCAAATAATTTTCAATATTTTTTGAAAAATCGTTTTTCAAATCCATTTGAATTTCAATAAATTTATCGGTAAAGTCCAATAGATTTACTAAAGTACGAACTAAATCAGTCTTGCCCACACCAGTAATTCCCCATAATGATATGATTAATGGTTTAAATTGAATTTCTGGTGTTAAATACCATAATGATATATTATCAATAATTTTATCAATAACTTCGTCAATGCCAATAAACTTATTTTTTAGAATTGATTTTACTTCTTCAAGTTTCTGTTTTCTCAGGGTAATTTTTTCAATAAATTCAGATTTTGTTGTCATATTTATAATTTATTTAATTATTATCGTCGTTATGAATACTATTAGTTATAACCCAAATATTTACTCCAACACTAACAATTAATGCCAATATATATACAATAATAATTGCAGTTGTTGATGGTTCAACGTCAAGATAATCAAATTCTTTAAACGTTCTTCTCTTAAATCTATTAAGATTTTGATTTAAATAATTATAATAATCATTCCAAGTCACTTCATTCAAAACTGGTGAATTTGATTTAATTTTAATTGTTGTATCAGTTTTTGATTGAATCGGAATTGGTAAAATATGTGCAGGTAAATTTTTGCCTACTTTGCCCAATATTTTATTTTGAATTTTATGTGTTACTGGAAATACTGCCAATGCTGGTTTTTTAACAACGCTATCTCTATATGTATATAAATTTAATACTTCATTTTGAACTGCAGATGTTAGTTCATCTGATAACGACCAAGAAAATGCACGTGACCACATAATTTCATCACACCTTTTTCCAATACATATTACCAATTCGTTCATATTACCACCAACCCAATAATTTTTTTGATAGTCTACAATTGACATTGGTTTATTCTCAAAAACTAGTATCCATAAACGTAATTGATTACTTACACCAAACTTACCATTTAATCTTTTAAACTTTTCTTGTACTTCACTACTTACATTTCCACCTAAAATTGTGGGATAGTTAATGCCAGTATTATACTCAGGATAATTAAATAATCCAAGGCTATCTGCCTGTTTTTTATTAACTACTGTCATATTAAATATTGATAAGTCAGTGGCCTTAATCTTATTTATATATGAATGTCTACTCGTATATGCTTCACGAGTATCATCACTACCACTCCAAGAAGTTTGATAAACATAGGATATTTCGCCCACACGCTTGCCTTCAAATTTAGTGCCTCTGCTTCCACTACATTTATCTCTTGGTGAATAATTATGCCGTGAATTTATAATAGTTTTATGTGTTCCAAATTGCGCAACAAGCTTATCATGAAGTTTTTCAGAAATATTAATTTTTTCATTTAAATTCGTTACTGCATACCATTCTGGACCTTCATCAACTTGATGTGAACAGTCATAATAGTGTGTAGTTGAATGACCTTTACCATCACTAGTGGTGTAACTACAGGTTTGATGATGCCAATAATTATATGGCTCTTCCTCATAGACTGCAGTTATTGTTGAACCCCAATACTCTGTAAAATATATGCTACTCGTTTCAATAATCACATGTGAAACAATTATTGCAATAAGTGTTGCAGCAATTGGAATAAAAAATTCCCACCAAGCAAATTCTCGTGGTTTTAAGAAATAAAAAATTCCTGTTATAAACAATGGAATTAGAAGTGCTAAATAAAGTATTGACATAACTTAAGTTTTTATATTAATACGAAAAAGATTCCTGCTTGTTACAATAGCAGGAATCTTTTTATAGATTTTTTGGGATATATTTTAATAAAAATTCCCTATCTTTTGTAAATGTTGGTGGTTCAATAACTGTCCATACATGCCTCGTATAGATATGTTGTATCTTATCCTCAGCAACAAATGGTGTATTTAATTGAACTTCTTGCCTACAAATAACTCTACCTCTTTTATATTTGGGCGCAAAATCATTCCAATTAATTCCCTTTTGAAATATCATTTCTTGCTGCACATTCATATTCTTACCTTCAAGTTCTTTGTGACTATAAAGACTTTGTGCAACGCTTGAAATACTGTTTCTTACCGTATCTTGCTGCCTAAAGATGAAGTAATTTTCAACTTCATAGCCACTAGGAATTGTGAATACACGTGCATCAAATTCTGCTAGATTTTGATTTAATATTTTATTATATGCTGTTTCACCATGCGCATCAACATCAATACCATTAAATGTTCTCAACATTCTTAATTGATTAAATTTAGCAGTTGCCATTGAAGCAGCAACACTAGTAATTTTCTGAATATTACCATCAAACCAAGCATCAGTACCAATCTTATCAAAATCTGTTAGTAGTATACTAATTTCATCTGACTGCACAAATGCAAACTTTGCACCCTGTATCTTTCTACAAAGATAAGATGCTGTTTCATTCATATCGTTCATAAAATCATCGTCAAATGGTTTATTTAAACCACTTGTATATGTGTGAAATGCTTTGCCATCAATACGAATGATAGTATATGTTCTACGAGGAAGAGTTATACGAGTTCTATTCTCATAATAGTTCTTCATTCTGTCTCCAAGTTCGTCTTTCATGATTGTAATTTTAAATGTAACGTTTTTGTTTTTCTTTCCCATGAAATAATTTCAATGTCATCCAAATCAATACTTTTAATATCAATCTCAGGATTATTCTTTTTATCTTTTAACGTTTTATTATTAAGATAAACCAAATTGCATTTTGTTATAAACTTTAGTAATTCAGTTTTAGAATTTTGTTTTTTATTTTTTCTCATGATTATAGTTCTTGTGAATTAAGATAATTTAGCCAATACTGTTTTGCTTTAGCACTAATTGCACTTCCGACTTTCTTGGCATCAATACCATTTTCATTCATCGTATCGCTTTCCTCTTTAACCACATCATTATATACCCATCTCAAGTAATCACCAGTAGATTTCATTTCCAATGCAATACCCATTTCTTTCATTTTATCAATGCCTTGTGCCAATCTGTTTTCGGTTACAGCATATTCCACAAATTCATTTATATTTTGAATTGCCTCAACATCCACCGCACTAATAGTTTTTACTTTAGATGAACTATGTTTTATTCCTTTAGACTTAAACACGTATCTACCTAGTGTACTATTATGCTCAAATACGATACCTTCACCAACACCAATAACACCAAAATACTTTCCAACAGGGCATTCATTTTCAACTTCCAGTGTCATATCAATGATATCATTTTGAACCAATTCTGGTTGATTAATGTCAATATTAATTTCATATGTCTTAAATTGCAAAATATTATAAATGTTTTGCTCAGGAATCATTAAATGCTTAAAATTATTCATTTCTTGATAAACATCATCGATTCTAACTGCAAAAATTACAAACATTTTAGGTAAACCAGTAATTGCAACACCCCTTTGAATATTATTTCCGCACCATTCACCATAAATTACACAGGATTCATTAAATTGAATACCATCAAATAATTTTGAATAGTCTTTCTTTAGCATTTCACGTAAAAATCCACTATTATCAAAGTCTAATGATAACTCACGTTCACGAGATTGAAATCTGTATGCTTGATTTCCATCAGAATCCCTATATAGTGCAATTGCTGAATTAGTACCATGTAACTTAATGGTTCCTCTAAATTTAAGTATTGGATATGGCTTATCATGAACATAAATTGCATCCCCATTATCATCTTTACCCTGATAATCACAATGAGATTTAATTTCTCTAATTGCTTGTCTAAATTGTCCAATTTCTGTAAATTTTTTCATCTTAAATATTTTATTTGTAACTTATGTTTTTGTCTTTCATTTTCTTTTAATTCTTTACCGTTTCTACCTAAATGCCATTTCTTACAAATGTTACATTTATATGGCACAACCTTATGTATTACGTGATCTTGTGAATTAACAAACTTAGCAAATTCAATTGCATCATCCTGTGTATTAAATGCTTTTTTTGGCTTATAAATAGGATTATGATCATCGTCATATTTCATAAGTGTCTGACATTCCATAACAATGAATTTTAATTAAAAACTACTTTCATTTATCAAGGTAGCAAAGTTAGGTTTAGTCGCGAACTTTCCTTTCAGTCGGTGCTTCTTTAATTATGGCATGTTATCCAACAATTTCAATACGTAGCCATCGTATTAGCAATCGTGCATGGAGTGAGATTCGAACCCACACGTTAGGCAGTTAATATTTGGTGCACCATCTGCCGTAGACCTTCGCTCTTTCGGGCGAGTACAATTACCAGTTCTGTCATCCATGCAAGTTGTGGGATTGCTCCCACGAGTTTTACTTCTGTGGTCGTGCAAGTGGGTCATCATTATCTTGACCCGATTTGAATGCAGCCTCTGTCTTAGCACTCGTTACCAATTTAATTTCTAAATCAGGACGATTACCAATAATAAGGCTGTTTGGAAATGTTGCTTTCAATGCCTTGTGTTGCCTATCGATATCGATAAGTTTTTCTTGCTGAAAAGTAAATTCTTTACGACTGCCTTCGATTGTATTCATCAAAGTCTTGTAAATGCTGGCATCTAATGTTGGATTGCTTTCGGTAACCCATTTCATTAATGTTTCTTTTCCTGCAGCACTGTCGTTAGCATAACGTGCATTCATAATACCGACATAAATTTCCTTAAAGGCATCTTTGTAGTTATCAGTAACGTGTGCTTCATCACGAATTGTCTTCCAAGTATTGTCAAAGATAACCTCAGTTTGTTGCTGAACTGCCTTACCAGATAGGTAAAGTTTCTTCTCAGTATTTGACAATCCGATTGCCCACATAGCAAACCATGCGCTAATAAATAGAATTACACCTAGTGTGATTAAAATTCCAGTTTTTCTCATTTTTTTAAATTAAGTTAGTGTTTGAATATTTTAATTATACGACAAAGATATTAAAATGTTACAAATAATTTAGAATTATTTTTAAAATAATTAGTTTAATGCTATATCAACCATAGTAAGCATACTTTCACAAGTCCAGATAGCACCACCGCTAAAGCATCTAATCGTATACCATTTCTCATTTAATTGTTCTATTGTGAATGGAATTTCTTGTAAATTTAACCAAGCATCCTTGGGGTCTCCGTTTATTATCTTTTCAATAGCATCCATTTTTTCGCTTTCATCATCAGGGTCAATTGTCACAAATTGTTGTTTAGTTTTTAAATCATTCCAACTAACAAATGTTTCAACTACCATTCCAGTATATCCATACTTTTTTTCTTTAACAATATTTCCATTTTGATACATTAGGCGCTATGTAATGTTAAGTAAATTAATTTTAATGCCAAAATTTAATATTTTTATCTGATTTACTATTTGGACAATTTTGATTATCACATTTTCTCTTACCAAACAATCCCAAAAATCCATTTTTTGATGCAGTTGAACCGCAATTATTACAAAAATATCCAACACCCTCTCTGATTATTCTAGTTAATGGTGGTGATGGTTTTGGTGTCAAATTATCATTAAAATCAATGTCGTTTCTACTAAACGTAAAATTAACTACAATATGTTCAATAGGTTTAATTGGTTGATAGTATATATCTAATATTTCTTCATTACATTCTTTCATAAAAATTCTACCAATTAGTTCATTTTTATAATAGCAATCATTTCCACATATCATATAATTTTGTGTATTTTGTAAATCATTACAAAAATATGCTAATATTGTATTAGTTATTATCATTTTATCTTTCACTTCCTATTTTAAAATAGCAGTAACTACTGCATTCAAATATTTCTTATTTTTACTGGTTACTTCTAGTTCCCAACTTTGAGCATTAGAATTTTATTTGCATCCATCATAATCATATTTTTTGGCTTTTCATTCTATTAAACTCTTTTTCATTAGCATATATAATATTTTGAAGCTTTCCTCTAAATATCATCTTATTAATTTTTAACTCAATTTTTCTTATTTTTTTATACGTTTTATTTTGTAACATATTATTTTAAATTTGTCAAATGTAAACAATGCTTTTGGAATAATTCCATTGCCATATAAATTTGAATTGAATATCCTGCATCTAATGCTGCACGTTGAATAAGTCTGATTGCTTCAACACGTTTATTATCATTATAATCAACATGTTCATTCCAAATCAATTCTGCTTTGGAACGTACATCATTTGTCAGCCATTCAGGAACACTATTATTTTCTTTAGATATTTCTAATAATTTCCTAAGTTCTTCCAATAAGTCTTGCTTATCATGCCAACTACTCATTGGATATTGATCATCATCAAATTTCCAATAAGTATCTACCAATTCTATTATCTTATTATTCATAAAACTATACATTTGTATTGAACTTCTTAACCAATTATACGAAAATATTTTAATTTAGTTACGTTAATTTAAAACCAATATTATTTCCTTTTTGATACTTCAACCAACTTCATTCCATAGTTATACACAACCTTAAAATTGCGTCCGTGCTTTTCTTTCGACTGTGCAAATTGTATCATTATGTTGCCCACCATGAGCAACCGTGAGAATCTCAATAATTTCAAATCCTTTTGTTTTACCAATTCCGTTGGTATTCCAGCCAAATGAAATTACTATTCCATCTGGTTTCGTTATTCGTGCTATTTCTTTTTTTAAGTTTCCCCAAAAACTTGCCTGTGTTGTTTGCATGTTTACAGTTTTACCTAGTTTCTTATAGCACTCACTTACTTGTCTTGGACTGTACGGTGGGTCATATAAAACAAAATCCATACTATTGTCAGCAAATTGTTTTAAAAAATCCAAAGCATCCATACAATAATCTGCTTTCATTTCAGGGTCTAAATCATTGGTTATTTTAGCAATCCTGTTTTTATTAGCAAACGGGTCTATGCTTTCATATTCAGGCTTAAAATATTTATATATCAATTTGCCAATACATTTAATATCAAAAGTATTTGAATTAGGCATTTCCCAAACACGTGAAAACAAAGGCTGTGTATAACACGTGGTATAGTTAATTGGGGTTGTATCTGTATTCATAATTTTCTGCATTTTATTAAGTTTCTACTCGGTGGATAGGTTAATGGTTTCTAATCCCCAACTAACCATACCACCAACGTTATTAATTACATCTGGAATGCATAGATTTTCTTTCAAAATAAGTTTATTTACTTTGAATGGTTTGTAGTTTACCTGATGATGCCATCGATTGAATTTCCAAACAACTTTTACAATATATGGATGTTGTTGCTGTAAACTTTCTGCAAACGCTCTTCTTTGATCACCTGTATTATAGATGGTATCTGTATTACCACCTTTCATTCTCAACGTAGTCACCTTTCCAATGTGTTTGCCATTCGTTTTCACTCATCTTTTATTTCTATCTAGGTTATTATTCTAATTTCAGTTGCTCTTCCTTGAAATCTACAATCTCATTAGTTTTATTTAAAGTTGCCTTCCTAATTTTCACATCATACTTGTGTCCCCAAATTTGACGTTCTCTTATTTTTACAATTGTACCTGTTTCATTAAACGGTAACAATACTTTATCATGAATTTTAAATGGCATCCTAACTTATTTTTTGTTAATTTTTCTCATATAAGAATTAAATTCCTTTAAATCACCAAACATTACTGGACTATACTTACCTTCAACAATAGGAAAATTAAAATCTAATTCAGATTTATCCTTTTCAAAATATCCAATAAACTTATATTCTGTATTCAAATCACAATAATTTATTGGAAGTAAACGATATGGTTCATTATCGTCTTCAGCATCTGTTGTTACCATAGCCCATAATACCAAATCTCCAATTTTTTTTGGTTTACCGTTGGCGTAAAATTTCGATTTTAGTAAACTGAAATTTTCTTCAGTTAACTCAACGCATTGTTCACGTAAATTTTTCATGCTTATGTATATTTAGTTTTCATTATTTTTCACAATTTCATTAACTTTTTTGCACAACAGTTTAAACTTATTGGCCTCTTCTTCATTCTCAATATCTATTTCACAAAGAGGTAGCGGAAATTTATTTCTAACCTCTTTTATAGTTGGAAATCCACAATCTCCTGATGATTGCTCCCACACACATTTTCCAGAATAACACATTATATATCCTCTCTAAATCTTAATCCAACAGGAAATCTTGGTTTACCATACTTAGTTAATCCCTGATATTTTACTGTAAGTATTTTTCCAATAACAAGGCTAGGTTCTTCGGCATATCGAATTAATTCGTCCATATTACCTTTTAACTTACAATCAAAAGTATTAACTGTATTAGGAATTTCACAAGTAAATACTGCTTTACCTGCCATACTTCCTTTATTACCAACCTTAATACCTACAATCTTAAATTCAGAATCATCAAATTCTTTTACCTTTTGAAGGTCATATGAACGTTTATTAACATACATACCATTTGCATTTCTTACCATACAACCTTCATATCCCAATTCAATAAAATGGTCAAATGCTTCCATTAATTCATCCTCATTATTAACAATAATGGTTTCAACAATATGAATTGGAGTATTAATAAATCTTTTTGTTAGTAATGCAAGTGCTGTTGCTCGTTCTAAATTTGTCATTGACCCATCAGGTATATCATATACGTGATACTGAACTACCTCATGACCTTCCATTGGTTTATCCTGACGAATTAATGAAGTTATTTTTTCAAACGTTATTTTTTCCTTTGGAAAATTAAAATTTGATTCGTTTTTAATTACATTAATATCTGGATGCCAAAGTTCTCCATCCAAATATTTATATGGAAGACTTGCTGCTTTTAATGCTTTAATAATATGTGGAACACTTTTAATTGGTTTTCTCGTTCTACTCCATAGAGAAACCTCATCAGTATTTTGACTAATACACCTATGTCCATCCAGTTTTGGCTGGGCAAGTGCTGGATATTTTATTTTATCACCCTGCTCTGAAAATTTATGTGCAAGCATTGGAAAAATGCCACCTTCAATAATTTCATCAATTTTACCCGCCATAGCATCCTCAATGCTATTTACATATCCCTTTTTTAACTGTTTTTCTCTCCTAGCCTTAGCCTGTGCCACTGCTTGTTCTATTGCAGTAGTGGCATTTGCTTTACCAGTATTTTTGCCTTCAAAAACCTGTTCACGGCTTTCTTGAATCTTTCCACCAACCTGACCATAGTAATTTATTATATTAGGTATGTCATTGATGATATCAACACGTATTTGCCACTCTTGAATAGCACCAGTGCTTGTTTTTTTATAAAGTTTTGGAAATTCTATCATTACATTAATTAATTATTCACAAATATACTGCTATATTTTGACAAAAATATGTGATTGATATGTAATTTAAACATATAAATAAATTTTGAAATTTTTTTCAAATAAAAAACCGTATTATACGTTCAAACATAATAGTCAACACTACATTATATATTCTAATTAAGATTCCATTTCAAAATTTTTTAAAAATTCATCCAATTCTTTTTTTGTGACTGTTTTTTTATTTTCAAAATTTTCAATGAAAGAATTTTTCATGTTGTTTGGTAGGTATTTTTTTTCCAGTTTAATACCTATTGTATTATCTTCATTTAAAACATTATTGAAATATGTGATCATAAAATGTTTTTGGTTGCCATAATCTAAATTCAAATTACCAATTTCTTCTTTATATGTTTCATCATTAATAGTAATCTCATCAAAAATACCTCTCACCATAAAAAAACGCTCACCTTTAACTCGATAATCTTCTGGTGAATCTAAAACATTTTTGAATAACTCAATTAATTTTTCTTTTTTATTACCTTCATTATTTACCAAATCATCCTGAATTTCTTCTGGTGAAAATTCAATACATATCTTCCTTGTAGGTTTAAATGATTGTGGATCATAAATAGTTGGAGTTATACAAGCACCATCTTTTACTGGATTATGTATGGTATCGAGATTAAAAACTTCTGGTGACATATTTATTGAATGTATATAACATTTATTTCCGAATTTCGTATCATCTGTTAATTTAAAATATTTTGATTCAATAATTTCGCCTTTTTCGTTTTCGACATCAGGTATTTCAATAATATCAAAATTTTCAATAGTTTTTAAGTCATCACATTCTAATAAATATTGTTTAATGTTTAATAGACATTCGTGGTCTAAAAAATCTAATTTTTCTTTGTTCATTTCAAACAAATCTAATTTTTCTTTGTTTATTTCAAACAAATCTACTAATAAATCAATTAGTTTCATATTTTTATGTTTTTTTATAAAGTTTTGGAAATTCTATCATTACATTAATTATTCACAAATATATTGCTATATTTTGATAATAGCAAACGATTTATAAACAATATTGGTTAATGAACTAATCTATCTTAATGTTATATCTATATCCATCCAGCAATTTTAAATGCTTAGGAATTGGCATATCTTAAAACATCATTTCAATATCATGTTTTAATTTAGATTTTAAATCTTTAATTAATTCATTTTTTTTTGATTCAGTAAAATTAGCAATTGTGCTTAATTTTACATTTACATTCAAGTTAATTTTCATTATTTTTTTTGTTAACATTAAAATGGACATATATATTCTACTGGATGAATCAGGTGTTTTCTTAATGTTTTCAAACTTTTAAATTTTCCACATATACAATATCCAATGCTTCCATTAGAATAAACTTGTTTAATTTTTCTTCCAGTTTTAATGTTAAAACATTGCTCTCCACAGAAACCATACTGAGGCGCAAAGTCAATTACATATTTTATGGTATAACATGCTGATATTGAGGTCATTGTTCCTAAGTAAAGGTGTATATATAAACGAGTTATAAAACATTAAAACGATTTTATAACAAAGTATAAATTCAATTAAAAATTATATTTAACTGTTCTGCTTTTTAAGAACTTTGTTATTTTCCTTGAACAAAATAATCGTTCAAACCAATTTAGTTCCATTATAAACTTTTCAGCATCTATATACCTTTCGGTAAGTTGTTCCATTTTGTTCAATGAAAATTCTGCAATCTTTTTTGTATTTTCCATATTATAATTTTTAACTAAATTTATACCCGACCGTTAGGCACAATACAACTTACGCAAGTCATCAACTTTGTACCAATATTTTTTAGTTCTGCCACCATAATCTAAACAGATGCAACGTAAATTATTATCTGTTTCAAATTTCTGTTTAAGAGTTTTTGCATCATCTAATTTGCGTGAATCAATTCCAAGTGCATCAATTTGTGTAAAGTGCATTCCGCTTAGTTCGGTCGATGAAATAAATCCATCAAGTTTCATTTCTTTAGAATATTCTCTTTTCTTTGTCCAGTCAGCTTTTTTAATTGAAATCATAACTTAAAGTACTGTGCCTAACAAGCGGTCATAAAGCATACCGCAGAAAGGCTTGTTAATAATTGGAAGCGTTCTACAATGCGGTACGCTTCATACCGCCAGCCGTTATGCACCATTTAGCGTAGTGCTAATAATTAATGCGTAGTATTATCCAACTTGGTTGTGAGTTAAAAAAGTTTTCATCACAAGTAATTGTTGCCCACTCTTGGTCAATACCCCAATTTATGTAATTTTCATTTACATCTACTTTCCACCCAGTATTATTACTTGTGTTGTATTCATCAATTAACATCTTTAGTTCACTTAATTGTGTATGTTTTGATAACCATATTGCATCACCATCACCACATTCAAAATGAATTGATGAATAAATTAAATCTAAAACTTTTTTATTAATATTTGTATTCATAATTAAACGGTGCATAACAAAGAATATAAGTAATAACCGAGTTATACTGTTTATTTAAGTTATTACTTTTGTTTAACATTATACGTAATTTTAAGTTTTTTGTTTCAAATTGGTTACTACTTATATTCTCAACCGTTATCGCCAATTTTAATAGCGGCATCGCAATTGCGGATTTGTTATATCCATTTTATATTTTGGTTTTGGTTCTGTAAGTTGAACATATTCCAATTCTTTTATGATTTTTATATTCTTTACTACTGGTTCGCCATAACTACCAATTCCAACTTGTTCTGCTTCTATTAAATACGCTGGTATTCTACCTTCTTGTAAATCATCCAAAAATCCAATTAAATCATATAAAAATCCTATACTTATTGAAGAAAGAACAATATTATAATTTTCACCTTGTTGTATAAACTGATAACAAGAAACACCTAATTCATCTCGTATTTTACCGCAATCTCCATCATATACACCACTTATTTCATTTTCTGGAATATTCTTAAATCGGATAAAAAACTGGCGATAACACGGTATAAAATCAATAGCGGTTTCATCGGTTATTGTTTCATCGGTGCTTGTATTTAAGTTTTTCATAATTTGATAATTTAGTTTTCAAAATCCGCTACTGGTCTTATACCCAACGTTGTTATAGGTTATTTAAAACCCAACGCACTCAAACGTTCATCATCTGGCTTCTTACCATCTTCTTTTTCGTCAATGTATTGCTTTGCTAATCTCTCAGCATCTTGTACGCACAATTCTAAAAATCTATCTTTAACTTCCTCTTTTTTATAGTAGTTATCAAAGTCCATACAATTAACTGTTACTGTATGCCATCGCTCGCCATCCATTCGCCTTTCAGCTCTTGTATTAAGTTCAACCTTAATATTAAACTTATATCCTCTGTAATCAAATTCTTTATTCATAACGCTCATTCCTTTAAAAAACAACCTATAACAAGCGGTCATAAAACATGCCTGTCAAAGCCTGTGCATAACTTGAAACGTTCTACATCGGCACGTTTCATACCGCCAGCCGTTAGGCATAATTACTATCAATCCATTGTTCTAAATCATGCCTATACTGTCCATGTGTTATTATATAGTTATTGAAAGTTACATACCATCTACCATCTTTTAACATTCGCTGAAACCTAAAGTGTGTTTTATAAACGTATTCATCACTTATCATGTCGCAACTATGCCTAACAATGTGTAAATTGCATTGCTCGTTTTGTAGGTTATTGTTGTTTTCTTCCATTTTATAAAGTATTTAAGTTATTCAAAATTAGTGCTTTCTATTCGCAACGTCAACTTACACTCCACGTTAGACACAATAAAAATATATCAACCATCGTCATTTTTAATGTCAATATATTCTTCACTTATTGTTTCATCTTCTAACTTTAGTTTTACCTCTAAGTGCGAGCCATTAAAACCAAATGACTTTTCGCATATCTCTAAACTTAGGTTGTTAATCAAGTATTCTTTTATTTCATCCTTATTCATAATTATATTTTTACAGATGCCTAACAAACAATATAAAACAGCTTGTCGTGTATCTAATTAATATTTGTGTTTAATTATTATTTCTTCTCATTTTTCAACGGTGGTTTTAGCCGTTTCATATTGCAATACGTTATGGTTAATTAAAAAATTATTTCGAGAGTTGTCCAAGAAAAAACATATTAACTAACGCTCTTTTTACTTCATCATATCTTTCTATCTCACCTAATTCAGACAAGA